TTTCACTTATATTCATATTATTATTTATGGCTACCATTACCTGTTTAAGAGCCTCATGGCTCCCCTTTTCTCCACTCCTCGTTGGCAAGACGTTCAAAAGGGTTAAGTAGTCGCCTTAATGGTTAGGCGGATTTGCCATCATCAATTTTGCAGAGCCATATTGAAACATACTGTACTATCTAGGTGGGTCAGTAGCTTTATCGGCCGATTGTCTACTATCATACACCCTACGCCTCCTTGATCATCGGAGATGGCTTACAATATGCTTCAATATGGTGGGTAAGGTAGGATTCGAACCTACTAGTCCCTTTCGGGAGACAGATTTACAGTCTGCTGCGACCCTCCAACTTCGCCGCTTACCCATAAACACATTTTATATCAATATTAAATTAAAATCAACTGGTAGCGGGACTTGGAATTGAACCAAGAACTAGAGCTTATGAGACTCTCGAGATACCATTTCTCTATCCCGCAACTTTTGGTGCCCAGGGTGGGACTCGAACCCACAAAATTTGGCTTCTAAGACCAACACGTATACCAATTCCATCACCTGGGCTAAAAATGTTTAAAAGTTTACTCTAATACCTGCCATAAACTGCCCGCCTTGAAAATCGGTTTTACTTTGAAGATCCCAGGTATACGAGTAGTCACCAACGAGGGCAATACCTTTAGTTAAATTGTATGAGAATTCAACACCCGTTGAAATAACACTTCCACTCTCTTTACCTCTGAGATCAGATTGTACGTATGCTCCGCCAATATGAGGAGTAACACCCACTTTCCAGACTTTAAATTCTTTGCCTACATCAGCACCAACGCTGGTATAAACATCCTTGGCTAATTTTACTTCTGAGGAAACTTTAAGACCAAGCAATGACGTGCCTAATGATAGACTATATACATTTTGATCATGAGCTTTTACTTTACCAGCAGTAAGACCCACTTCAGCTGAGTTAGCTGCAAAGGCAGCAGACAACAGAGTTGCAAACAATAATTTCTTCATAACATCTCCTTTAACGACCAATAGGTCTAAAATATTTATTATAAATACTAAGCGGGACAAAATCCCGCATTTTTATTTAAACTACTCAAAAGGTAAAACATGCTAAAATCCATTTTATTTTTTTTCAAAACAATTTTTGACAGTGTAGTTGAAAGTCGAGCAAAAAGAGCCGAGTTAAGCATTAGAGATAGATTCTACTACTAAACTTCAACTGTAAGAGGGTAATAGGGGTCTGTTTCTTGAGGACCTCTTTCATACCCTAAGTACCCCCTAGGATTGCACACCACTCTTGTTTGATTAATAATATAATCAAACTGCTCATGTGTATGTCCATGTATCCATAGTTTAATATTAGGATTATCAATCATAATATGCTCTAAGTTTGAACGGTACGCTCCATTCAAATGAAAATCTCTCTCGTATCTTGGTTTAACACTCTTATGAGAAGGGGCGTGGTGCCCTACTATCACTACCTTATTATTTTTAAGCTCTAATAATCTATTTTTTAAGAAATTAATACTTGTCTTATGCTCGTCAAGAGTACGATGAGGCGTAATAGCTTTAGATTTACCAAAAGGCCCTACATCTTGCTCTTTTATAACCCTATAATCGTTCATATGTCTTTGACATAGAGTTATAGAGATAGGATCGCTGTCATTAAAATCAGTCCACAACGTCTGACACAAAAACGTAACATCATCTAAAGTTATAGATTCTCTCTCTAAAATATAAATATTTGTAAATTGAGAGAGCTCATTCTTTAATATGCTAAGCGTTTCTATAAACACACCTTGATAGTGCTCATGATTTCCTAAAATATAAATTACATGCTTAAAATTATTAGAGCACAGCTTAAAAAATTCTAGGATGTGTGGTTTAGATTGTGTACTAAACGCTTTAGCTACACAAACATCTCCAGCTAGGACTAATACATCTGCATTATCAATGTTTTGCATATTATATGTACCAAACTCGATATGTAAATCAGAACAAATAGAAATCTTCATAATTAATCTACGTTATAAGTTGACGATTTAAATCCTACAGTTCCACCTTGCTCAATAATTTTTTTGATAGCATCTTCAAATAAAATAGGAGCAAAATCGATACATTCAACACTAGCATTAAAGTAGTTAGGGTCTATAATTTTTTGATTAGAATCATTAATCTTCATTACTCTATTAGCGTGTAGATGTCCGTGAATATTACATCCAAAACGATATAGTTGATCAGTGTGTACTGGTACATGACTTAAAATCATGCCATTCATAACATGATACCCTCTAATATCCCTAAAGTGTTCGGTGTAGTCATTAAGTTTAAATATATCATGGTTGCCTTTAATAAGCACTTTATCGCCGTTCAATCTTTTAAGTACTTGTAATGATTTTCTATTAATAACTACATCACCTAAATGGTACACTTTGTCTGAAGGTCTCACTCTTTCGTTCCACCTCTTTATCATTTCCTCATCCATTTCTTCAGCATTTTTAAATGGACGTAAAGGACTACCATCTTCACGTTTAAAGACGGTGCATGTTTTTTCGTGGCCGAAATGAGTATCGCTTATTAAAAAAACTGCTGGCATGTTATTCCTTTTGGCGGAGGGAGGGGGAGTCGAACCCCCAAGGCGCTATTAACACTCAACTGTTTTCAAGACAGGTACCGTCACCAATCGGTTTGTCCCTCCGAACAGTTATTTATTACGAATTAACTGTTTTATCCACTGACAATCTTAACCATTCATTATTAACTTTAATCCACAACCTATTATCTTTACCAGCTGCAAGACTTACAGTATTCTTTTCAACTACATCATAAAGGTTGTAGTTGCTAGAGGTAAAAACGTATTGGTTATTGTTTAAATTAACTATAGGTAGGTCTTTTTTTGTCGAAAGATCAGGGTTTTCTGTTTGAAGCATTAGTGTTGCAACACCTACTGTAGGTGCATTAGAGCTATCTACTGTATCGCTTACTTGAGTTATAATTTCTTTAGTGTGAATTTTTTCTACGATAACTTTACCAGCAACCACGCTACCAAATAGTCCTCCAATTAATCCTGATCCTTTAATGAACTTTCTTCTATCCATGTTTGTTCCTTTTTACTTTCATCAGCTCTCAAAGCATTCTCTAAAATAATATTGACCATCTTATTTAAAGTAATGTCACGTTCATGTGCCATTTTAAAAATCACTAAAAGCTCTTCATCAGTAAGATCTACCTCAACATTACTTGTTAAATTGTCATCGTAGTGTTGTACAATAAGTTCATATAACTTAACCATTTCCTTATCATATTGAGCGGCCCAGTCAATTACAGCCCCTTCTGGCTTCCAAGATTCAGATTCCCAAAAGCAAAATCCCGCTTTTTTAGCAAGGTTATAAAATTGATTAAGTGTCATATTTTACCTTTAGTTTAAAAGAAATAAACATCCAAGGAATTATAGCAAACATCCACCAACCTTGCAACATAGTTAGCAAAAAAATAACTACAGCGTCAGCTATAGATATAGATGGAGTAAGAAATAACTTACCAAAGCTATTAATAATATTATTCATAACTGTACTCTAGAAGAAGTTGAATTAATTTGTTTTGTTAGACTCTCTATCCTATTTCTAAGATTTACAAGCCTATTACTGAAAGGAGATAAATTTGAATCTGCTTCACTAATCTGCACTGAAGGAATAAAAGAGGGGTGTTGAGTCATCCCAGGCAAGGTTGAATCTACAGGTTTAAGTACTTGCTCTAGCTGCATGACGATATTATAAACTGATTTCTCTAAATCTTCAAGACTTGACTCAATAGATTCAGCTAACGCGGTGGCTGCCATGGGCTGTCTAGGAACTTTAAGTATATAATCATGTTCAGCACTAGCAGGTAATTTTTCTGACATATCATATCTATTAAAATTATATTTTTCCATTACATAATCCTTTTTAAATGCTCAAGTGTTTTTTTGTGGGCTTCTTCTTCGCTAAGACCAAGAAATTTAGCAAATTCAATGTACATGTCTTCTTGATCATCCATAGTAAAAATTGAATTATGAATTGCAAGGTAACCGGCCATCTGTGCACGTGCATAAGAGCTTGTATCAAAGCCAAATACATCGTAGAGTAACCCTCTGTATGATTTTTTATTAATTATTTCACCTTGATAAATTCTTCTACACACAGAATTAAAGCAACAGAGTTTTTCTTCATGAGATAGACTATTCCAGAATTGCTCTTCACTTTCTTCAATCTCTTTCATTACTTTTATAAAATCATTCATTTTTAGTCCCAAAGACATTGATAGTATTTGCCGAACAAAATAAACCCTTGCTCCATACGTTTAGCATGCCTATTTCTACCTTCCCAATCACACTCACCTTTTTGTAGCCAATTTACCTCAACAACTTCTTTACCTTCATCTTCTTTTCGAGAAGAAAGATCTAGCTCAGGCTTTATCTTCCAATACTGGTCTTCCCAGTCTGTTTCAAGTTGCTCAAAAGCCCATATCATTTCATCTAACACGTAATCCCATCTTTTGTGAAATAGATCATCTACTTCTCCATTTTCTTTATCAGCCGGTTTAGCTGCTGTTGATCTTAGATGGTCAGGAACATCCATATCATCAACATTAGGAGATCCATGTTTTGTTTCTTTAAGCTGCTTTAAGATAGGAAGTATAATAAATCCTAATGTATTATAAGCACCCCACGAATCGTAATTATGAATTTTTACTCTAACACGTCTAGATAATAAAAAGCTATGAATGTTGTTACAAAGAGTTGTAATACCAATTTTATCTAATACATCTACCACTTTCTCTCTATTACTTTCACTTAATCCAAGCTTAACTAAAAATTCTGTTAGTTGATAAGGGCCTACCCACTTAGGATAAGGCTTCATAACTACTTTCATACAAACATCCAAAGCACTAGACTACAAACTACCAGCATAACAAACCACTCCATTAAAGTAAAATTAAATGGTGGTGAGTAAATAAAATTAAGAATCTTGTTTTTAATAGACATAGTTACTCTGTTAAGAAAATGCGCATATGCTGCATTGCAAAGTCAATATCTTCTTTAGGACACCCATTGCGAAGAAGCCACTCATTTAACTGTTCACCTTCTCGCGGATTGTATGGCTTGGGGAACCCATATTTCCACCCAAAAGGAATATCTACAGTCTTACCCACTAAAGATACATCATTCATCTTGTCCTCCTTTAAGTAGGAACTTATTACTGATAGCTTTAAAACTTAATTCAGATTCGTTGCACTTAAACACGACACCTTCCCTCTCAATATTATACAGTACACTAGTGCCTTCGGCAAATCTAAGAATCTCATCTATATCGCCGCTAAACTCTTTATGAGAAAACAACTGAGGCACTCTAGATAGCTCTAACCTATCACATAGTTGAATACGGTGAGTAGGTCTCATATATTCACCTTGGTCAATATCATAGATATCAAACACTAAAAACTTTTGACCTTTCAAACCATAACGATTTTTTTGAATACCTTCACCAATAAGCTCACCTTGAATAGCAACGTTACGGTTAATTGTAGAAAGTTTCTCAAATAACTGATTATTTCGTGCTGCTTGCCAAAAACTATTGTTGTCATCCTCTTTTAAATCCAGATTTCTTGAGCATACACCGAAGTTTCCGTTATTCCAATACACTGTCATTGAAGAACCGTCAAGTTTCTCAGTGACTTCCCACGTAAATCCTGCTTTTCTCCATACAAAAAGCTCATTTTTTAGGTTTTGCACCCTTTCCTGATCGGTTTTACGTAAAAAACCTGGAAAACTACCCTTAGCAACACCGGTTAGCTGTGCTGGCACCGGTAGTTCCCATTTTTTTACGTTAAGAATGTCACTAACATCATAGTTTTCAATACACGGAAACGTTTTATCCCCGATTTTCAGTGCAGAATTATCTTCACAGTCAGTTTTTAATAAAAGACCTTGACTAATTTGGCCTCTTAGCTTAATTGAACGCAGCCTTTCACCCAAAATTCCATCAAATTCTTTGGGTTTTTCACTTTTGGTAAGAAATGGAGCTAGTTGATGTGGTATAAAGCTATCAATTTCACAATAAACGGCAAGCTCACCAGCAGAAAACTCACCTTTTTTAACTACGACTTTCCAACCACCAACAGATGCAACCTCGATAGCATCAGCACCTTGGATAGGACTAATACTATCGATTCTTCTCAATGTAGCCATCTTGCGCATATTAGTTAAACCTATTTCTCAAATCATAAATTACATTAGATAAAGCAATTTTAGCTTCATTATTATTCGATTGCCATATGTAATCGTTAATTATCTTATTACACTCAATAGCAACAAGTCTACATAGGTAATAAGAAGCATCTTGATCAAGATGCTTCCCAGTAGCATTAGCAGCCTGTGTTATTAAGCTGTTAATAAGTTCATTAGACATAAAAACCTCAACTAGGATATTGATTTAGTAAATAATCTACCTCAAATTGACCTTCATCCCATCCGTCTCTGTAATCTTTATGTTTTGTTTCCTGTTCTATAGAACAGTAAGGATTTTTAAATTTTGACGGAGGTGTTTTATATGCTGCGTTAAATCCTTCCCAAAATTCTGCAGAACGATGACTATTTCTTAATATAGGTTGATGATTTAAATAATGCATGGAATAAAATTAATAACCCCCAGGCCTGTAGCCATGTGATTTCTGATGCAATACTAACTGCTGGCACTAAACAGTAGTTCCATAAAAGCATGATTGGAAAGCTAACAAGCAAACCAATAACAACTACTAGTAAAACTGTTACAAGAATAATATTAAAATATTTAATCATTTATCTTACCTTATATTGTTTAATTTCTTTCCAGGTATACCAGAGCACTAAAATAATTGGCTTAAGGAAGAAGTAAAGTAAACCACCAAATAAACCATAGATTAAGTGTAAGACAGTAATGGGAGTGTTAAGAAATTCAATCATCACGGTTCTTAAAAAGGTAGTGGCCTCCTCGCGTTGAGGAATACCACCAAAGGCTCCAAAGGATATAATTATCCTCCATTGCTGTTATTATACTCTCATTACCAGACCAACCGCAAGTACTGATCTGATATACCTTATATTCAGTATCTGGCTCTTGATATTCTCTCCATCCAAAAACTGCATGATGCCAAATACCCTCAATAAATTTAAACCACCCTTGGCTATCATTATGATCCCAATTAGAAATTCTTTCTAATGTTTCTGAAGTAGGATATCCATCTTCGTCAAGTAAATTCATTTAAACCTCTTCTTTCTTTTCTGAAGGGAATTTCGAGCTACCAAATCTAATTAACAATACTGATAGAGCTAGTAAGAGTGTAGTGCCGCCCATAACTAAAGTCTCCCACATTGCCTCATGTCCTTTAGTTACTAAATCAACCATATGTCTAGTAATAGCAGTTATAGCAATATAAATTAAGAATCTAACCGGCATATGATTAGTCTTAAAATAAATTCCTACCATTGCACCAATTTCTAAGTAGATAAACAAAAGCAATAGATCTTGTATGCTAGCACCAGAAGGAAAACTATTTTGCCAAATGCCGACAAATGTTCCAAATGCAGCATAGACTGTGGCCGCCCCTATACCAAACAACCCTACTTTATGAAAAATATCTACTAGTAAATTACCAAATTTATTCATTTATACACCATCTAATACTTGCCCGTAAATAATCATTCTTCTATCCATTCTTTAGTCTCCGTCTTAGGTACATAGGAACCAAATTAGACCCACACCATACTTCTACAGTATTCAACATAGCTTTTGCTCTCTCAATTGCTCTTTGTTCTGCTTCTTCTTTTTTTTGGTTATAATAGGGAGTATAGGGATGCTTAGTATCAAACTTATAGCATGAGTCGAAATGCCACGCGAAGAAGTTTCGATAGTATACTTGATACTCTTTCTGGTGATCGTCATAAATTACTTTGGTTTGTTTAAATATATTCTTCATTCTGAAATTCCCAAACGTTTATGAAGTTTTTTAGCAAAATGCCCTTTAAATGCAAGGTCATCAAATACGACCAATAGCACTAGGATCATCAAGAAAAACAGAATGGTGGTGAAAACTGCTACTATGGTAGTAAAGAAAGCCCAGCTCATTCTTTTACCTCCCACGCCCAGTGTACTACTTGCCAGTCATCAAGGCAATCTTCAAAAGAATATTTTTCATCAACATGATCTTTGCCGAACTTATCGCACATCTTGCCATACCAATAAGGATAGTATTCTTTACGAATATCTTCCTCCGACAAAGTTACTATATGCCCATCATTCTCGTCATACTCATTGTAAGAGAAGTACCTCATTCTTCAATCCGCTCCTTATACTCAGTCTTCGGAGTGTATGGAAATGTCACTGCGACTCGACTTTTATAGTTCGTGAAGTAGTTTTTGTGCCATGTGCCTGTCTCTTTATCAGGGTGCCAATCGTACCACACAATACCGTTTATATCATAAGCGCCATTTCTATCTTTGAAAACATGACTGCATCGCTTATTCTGATACAGAGGGCCATCAGTGTGAACGCCATATTCAGATACATTAGCCCATTCCCAATCTTCACCCGTCAGAGGCGCTACAGGCTCAAACATAGCAAGTTTCTTGAATAGATCGATGGTGTATGGAGCAGTAGTTCCAGAATGACCTTCTTCGGTAAATACTTCAAGCAATTTCAGTACATGATTACAAATTGCTTCTTGCATCTCATCATTAAATTTGTTGTTCTCATCAACCCAACCGGCTGCCTTGAACTCTAGCCATGCATGGCTCTCATAATTACTCAATTGTATTCTCCTTGTTCATTTTTAAGTGCAGGCTTACGGCGCAGAAATCGACCCACTTTGTATAACCAAGTCCAATGCCATACATGATGAAAGCCGATAAAGATTCTTAGATATGGTACAATAAACCCAATCGTAATGCTATTCGGTTCTATATTAATCTCAGCATTAAATGCAAAGTGTTCGAGAGACCAAATATGAAAAATCATCCAGTGCAGATAGAAGTTATTGGCATTCCATTCATCACCTGGGCGATATTCGAATCGTGGCACCAGAGGGAAAACATCATTACACCACACCTTGTGCAGAGGATAATGCTCCCACCAATTTAAGTCTCGTTTAGGAACTTGTTCTTCATTCACTTAATCTGACTCCAAACACGGGTGCGAATCTCATTCGTCAAACTATCAGGCAATGGCACATAATCTAAATCAATTGCAAGTTGCTTGCCATTCTTGAAAGCCCAGTCAAAGAATCGAATAACTTCAGCACTTGCTTTCTTATCCTTCGGCTCTTTGTACATAATAATAAATGAGGCTGAGGAAATAGGCCATGCTTTCGGATTTGCTTGATTCACGATCGATAGACCCATCCCAGGGACACTAAACCAATCAGCTCCATCAGCCGCAGCAGCAAATGATGTATCATCAGGATCTACAAACACACCAGCTTTATTCTGTAGCTGCATATGAATCATATTGTTTCGCTTGACATATGCATATTCGACATAGCCAATCGCACCTTTAACTCTCTGAACATTTGCAGCAACGCCTTCATTACCTTTACCCCCGACTGAACTTGCAGCAGGCCACTTTACAGCAGCACCACGCCCGACTTTATCTGCCCATGCTTTACTTACATCTGCTAGATAATCAGTAAAATTGAATGTAGTGCCAGAGCCATCTGCACGATGAACAATCGTAATATTCATATTGGGTAGAGTCTTGCCTGGGTTCAGGGCTGCAAGCCTGGGATCATTCCACTTTGTAATTACACCTAAGAATACATCCGCAAGTACAGGTCCTGTGATTCGAAGCTCACCTGGCTTAAATCCATCAAGATTTACTACGGGCACAGTGCCACCGATAATCGCTGGGAACTGTACCTGCTTACGCTCATCGAGTGCATCACCCTTGACAGGGGCATCTGATGCGCCAAAAGTTACTGTCTGATTATTGATCTGTCGAATCCCGCCTGAACTACCAATGCTCTGATAGTTAAGACCAATGCCAGTTTCTTTCTTATAGACTTCAGCCCACTTTGCATATACAGGGTACGGGAACGTTGCTCCTGCGCCAGTAATTTCTGCTGCATGCGCTGATGTAATCGCAATCGCTGCAATCATAGATCCAATTAGTTTTTTCATAAATTTTCCTTTATTTCACCAACTCTCTACACATTTTAGTAAGATCATTATACACCATACTTGAATTGGTTGTCAAGCACTTCTCATAAATTCGTTCATTTTCCATCTTGCCGCCCATCATAATTAGACCAAACAGTAACAAAAACGAAACAAGTGCAGCAGGCAAAAACCAAAAGTTATCGTTCATTTTTATTTCCCATGACAAATCTTCTTAATATCATCTGCACTCTTTTCCATCTTCATAGCAGTCATGGCACATTCGTATTCCCTTTGCTCTTTATATGCTATACCGCCCATGAGTGCAAAAATTCCCAGAGCACCAAACACAATCAATGCTAGTGATTCAACACTAAACGAATCATACCGCACTTTTCTTCTCCAATAATTTATTCAGCCGACGAATTTCTGCTTTAAGATTACGATTTTCATAATCTGCATTACCTGCTCGCTCTTGCATCTCACGCATTTGTTTAGCAAAGTCTCTATCACTAGGCGTTACATCCTCTTCAGGATAAAAAATAAACTTGCCGCTATCCCAGTCAAAGCCCATATATGCATTTTTAATCTTTACGGTGGGCATAGCACCTACCGTGCTATAGGGCAATTTAATTTTGACCACAACTTCAGGATCTTCGTAGTGCCCGTCACGGTGGTGTAGTTCAACCAGCCTTTTAAGTTCACTAAATTTCATTTCTTCTCTCCATTAGGTCCTGTAATATCATATCGACCACCACACTTGCCACAGTAGAACCAGCTCCATCCAAACCCATTGTCATGGTACTTGCCACCACTGTGTCCTTCCTGAAAGCAATCACGAATCAATTGTATTTTGGCAGGCAAGTAGACAGTATTGTCATACTCAGCCAGGAGTTCTTCCATCTTTAGTGACCTAGCACGATCAATGTCATCACGACGTTTCCAAATGTCACTCATCACTAATTCCAAAATGTTCTTGTATTTTAGATTTTAACAAATGAACTGAATCTTGGCAACATTCCTGCTCAAGATAGTGTAGGCTCAAAATTTCATCACCGAATCTATTGAATACATCCTTCAAAATCAACTCAGCGAATTTATACAAATGATCCATATGGTGTCCCGGATTCAATTCATTCGGATCAGTCTTATATTTGAAACTAAACACTTCTTGTGCAAGTTCTTCAATTCGTTTATTCATGGGCGGTATTCCAATTTAATACACTTCCATCCTTGACGCTTTGCCCACCATACATTATACACTGCTTTTAGTAGACTTTCACCAGCATAAATTTGCAACCAGTTGTAAGGTCCATCAACTGGGCCATCCCACACATTAACTTCATAAGTGTAACCCATCACTTATCCTTTCTGTGGAATATCATTACGATATTTTAGATCAAGTTCTTCAATAGTTAGAATACCGATTCGCATATACAATCTTTCTAATAGAGTCAACCAATGTATAGAACCATCAGCGCAGAATAGTAATGGTCCATCGATGTGATTCCATTGAATATGCGGTTTAGAATCTTCTGGATAACCGACCATCATTCAATCCCGAACATCTTCTGTTCTAGAATCTTCAGACAATCTCGTGCTTTTTGAAAATCACGATCATACAATGCACGTTCAGTCAACATCAGGTCTTGTCGAAACTCACCGAAGATTGCTTCAATAACTTGTCGCTTGGTACGATTAATTGCTTCCTGTAACACATCACATTTACCTTGAAGAATTTCCAACTCACTTACCCACACCTGTGCTCCAAGAGTGACACCAATTCGATATTGTTTTGCAACACCTTCAGTTCCTTTTAAATCTCGAATCTGTTCTTTGACACTAAACACATCTTGAAACAGTGTAGAGAAACTTTCTTTGATAAGTTTTCGCTCACCAGTATCGTGTGCTCCAATTGCTCTTACTACTTGACTCATTATTTAACTCCAAAATGTTCTTTAATCATCACTTCATTATCCCAACATTTCTCAGCGCAGATTTCGAAATTACTGGCAAACAGTTCGTCTTTTTCTTCTGCTGATAATTTATAGAGTCTTTCGGATTCTGCTCTCAATACATTAACACATTCCTGAACAATCAACTCAGCGAACAGTTCTAAATCAATATGAACATTGTAGAACTCATTATAGGATTCTTCAACAAGTTCACGGATTCGTTCGTTCATCGTTTACCCCAAATAAATCGCAGAGTCAATCCATCAACGAAATTACGTTTGAATCGGGTTTCAGGTGCCCACACTACATAGCCAAGGAGAATGCCTACGATCCAACCAACAAAAAACCAAACAGTATCATCCATCATTCAACTCCGAAATGTTCTTTTATCTCAATTGCAACTTGTGGTCGCGTAGTATATTCTACACTCGAATCTAATACTGTGTCAATACATTCTCGAACAATCAACTCGGCAAACTGTTCAATGGCTGCACGTTGAACTGGACCAGTTTGAAAAAAATTTAGAATGCGTTCATTACATTGTGCTAGTTCTTCAATTCGGTTATTCATCATTCAACTCCAAAATGATCTTTTAAATCTTCCACACACTGGCGAACTTCCATATCTTCACGATTATTGTCACCCATATATCGCCTCTGAACGACACCAATAGCTTCCCTTACGATAAGGTCGGCGAATTTTTCAGCATCGAACACCGTAGGAAAAGTCTTCCAACTCTCCATCATCAATTCTCGAATTAGTTCGTTCACAACCAACTTCCTTTTAGGACATAGGGCTTTTTACCTTTTTCACGGACATCAATTTGACGATCTCCGCGTTTTAGTTTCTTAGCATAGTACCGTGCTTTGCCAAGGTGTGGCGTGCAAATATAGTTAGACCAACCACCATCAGGAAAGGTTCTCATTTTATACAGCATTACATAGTAGAGTATTTTTGGTCTAATGATATTCATCATTTAACTCCGAAATCTTTTTTAGTTTTCCAGATAGCGAAATCTAAATCGCCATCACAATTTTCCATGTTATGAAGGATCTCCTTGACAATCAACTCGACGAACAATTCTAAATCAATATGAACATTGTAGAATTCATTATAGGATTCTTCAGCGAGTTCTCGAATTCGTTCGTTCATCATTAAAATCCAAAAAAATGTTCTCTAAGTGCTTCTACATTATCTACACACTTTTCAGCAGCGACTTCAAAATCCCTGGCACGGAGATCGTCTTTTTCTTCTGATTCTAGTTTGTGGAGTCTTTCGGATTCTTTCATTAGTACATCAAAACATTCCCGCACAATCAACTCGGCGAACTTCTCTAGTTCTGCATCATAGTCGGACGACCAATCAACAACATTACCAGGGTTCCAAGATTCATCTTGCCAGAGTACAAATCCAGATTTTTTAGCCAGTTCTCGAATTCGTTCGTTCATTTTACAATCTCTTTGCAATGTTTGACAGCATCAGTATACATCATAGTGCCATTCTTGTCAAGACAGTTGTTGTAAATACGTGACGTTTCCAACTTGCCACCAATAACAATTAGCAAAATAATAGCCGCGAGAGTTAAACCTGCTACGGGAAAGACCCACCAATTATCATTCATCATCATATTCCTGTTTATCAAGGTAATCTTGCATGGAGATATGCCCGTGTTTCAAATAGAACTTATGATAGTTCCATCCACGCTTGAACATTCTTAATCGAATTTGTGCAAGCCTTTCACCTTCTTCGGTCATAGGAACCTGGTAATGCTCGCTATCCCGCCATGCATCATAGATTAATTGTTCTTCATCAGTAATCTCGACCCATTCGCGCTTTTGGGGCTGGATTGGATAAGTAAAAGGTGCGGCAGTCCCACAAGTACACCCCGGCAACACGCTGTGATGTAACCCAATTTGTAATCCGCATTTAGGGCATTGGCTCATGTGTTCTTCTCCTTTAGCTTTGCTTCGATGGCGTCAATGATCGGGAAACGCCCTTGCAGGTTCAGCACTTCGTTAAGGTACCGCTTCTCTTCCACCGTCAGCCCAATCCATTGGCGCTCAACAATTTCCTTGCCATCTGTTAAGCCACTTAAATACGCCGCTTCAAGTTTGATGTAATCCTGCTTCTCAGCCTCCTCAATGGCAGCGCAGAGGGCGGTGTGAAGCGCATCGCGTGTTGCAATCTGTGTCGGGTGAACTTTCACGCTATCAATAAATTCCAGCGCCTGCTTCATTGCTTCGATGCTCATCAACTAAAATCCCTACTTGAAAATGCATAACCTTCCTCATCATCCCAATCGTATTCAGGATTGAACCAAGTTCCTTTTTTGGATTCTAGGTTGTGTTGAAGGTTTTTATGCCCATGAGTATTTGTATAGTTTGGTGCTTTCGGTCCTTCAATATAATGCACAAACCAATCATAATCTTTCCGTTCATGGTATTCATCCATGATGACTTGATCCTTCAGAAACGCTTTCCATGCTTTCCAAGAGGTCAGACGTTCAGCAGGATAGCCTTGAAAAGTAAAGGACCAGCCACCTGAGGATTTACCGATATGGTATTCCTCATCATATCGGTTGCAACATTCGCAGACGTTAGTAGCAACGTAGTAATTAGTTCCCATTATTTAACTCCGAAATGTTGTTTGATTTCCATAGCCACCTCGACCATACCATCATCCTCTAATTTTTGAGCACATTCTCGAATAATCAACTCGGCAAACTTTTCAATCAAGACAATTTGTTTTGTGTTGGTCAAATATTCCACGCTAATGCCAACTTCGGTAGCCAGTGCTTTAATTCTTTCGTTCATGCCATGCCCCTAGTATAACGCCAATGATCAAGACTAGCAACGTCCACCCACCAAACAGTAGTTGGAAGTGTAGTTCACTCATTTACGCCAAACCGTTGTTCGATGAGGTCGGCGGCCCCGGTGGAAGTCATTTGAGTGTCCACACCTCGACGGCAGATGTCCACACATTCCTGAACCACATCATAGACCAAACATTGGAGAAAGAAGTGTTGTTCGGCCGGGCACCCGGTCTGTTCAACCAATTGACGAACAAAGTCATTCATAGTGATGCTCCTCAAATTCAAACCATTCATGAATTTCAGACATGATAGCCTGGAAGATGCAATCTTGGATGTAGGCTGAAGATGGGTTATCGGAATGTTTAAATGCATGATTATAGCCATAGTCAATGCCCTTATCAATGCATTGTTCAAGGAGAGGATACAATTTTGGTTTCATGATATAGTCCTTTCAATTCACAGATCTATTATATCATCACCGGCCAAGAAAGGCCACCCATACTATCAGTCACGCATGATTTTTTTGATCATGCTCAATCTACCGGCACGTTCCTCACGAAGACGCTTTTTGACGGCATCCATCACCTGGTCGTGATCTAAAGGATAGTCACTATCCCGGCTTGTCTCATCATCTAAGTCCTTGATATGTTGCTTGGTCACCTTTTTTCCATGACGTTTGATGAGTTCTTTTGCATAGGAGTCGTAGTCATCCATTCCTTCATTCATAGTGTTTCCTTTTTTGTGAAGGTGCACGTGGACGGCGTTGGCAGCAATGCCAGACAATTTGGTCACGGTGACGGAATGTCCATGGCGTTTGGCGTAGTCGTGGACGTAGTCCTTCAACTCATTTCCATCAAAGCCTTTCTGATATGAGGCCGTGTTTCCTTTTTTGACCCAGATAGCCTTGGGTTCGGCCGCGGGCTCACTGTTCTTGGCCTTGTCGATATCACCTTTGAATTTGCGAGTGCCAATGACTGCATGCCCACCTTCTTTAATGGAGTGAAAGATGGAGTGCATGACATGTTCACGGACATGAGGTTCCACCACATTCAGCACATTGTGGCTGACGGCGGCATGGTAGTGATTTTTAGGAATCTCCTCGGCCTTGGTGAATTCTGGTGCCTCTTTGCGACCTTGGGGATTGGGCTCCATGTCATGGATGGTATGTGAATGCCCGGCACCCAAACCAGAGCTCAAAGCCTTCTTGGTGTGTTCGAGGCCGGCACCAATAGAAATGATCTTTGAACCAGGCTTAAGTTTGTCAGCCAAGAACTTGCCAGTCTTTTCATAGGTCCCACCGGTGGTGGCTACCTGAGTCTTTCGTGTATCGTTGACCCTGTCCTGTTCAAGTTGTAGGTACTTGGCAAATGCGCTATTTTCTTTCATCTTTATCGTCCTGAGTGCATGTTAATGAACCAATGGGCAAGCTGTTTTTTTCTGGGAGATGCATTGGTTGATGAACGTATCTTTTTCAACTGTGCAATGGACTTCCCCTTTAGACCGTGCCTGGCCATGTCTCCTTTGTCCTGAGGATTGCGGCCGTCCATGAAGTTTTCGGCAAATTGTTTGAATTTAAGCATATTGATATTTATAGAGACGCACTTTAAATGTGCGGTGACGCGCGAAAAATTTTTTGAGATTGAGGGTTGGGGAGTTTTGGGCGAAAAACCGAACTTGAGCAGGAAAAAGTATTGTACAGGCGAACGTGCTATCCCTCATACGTGTAAGTGTACGATTTAGACCTAGAACCGAACGGGAAATCCAATGAAGAATTTCTATTAGTTTCTCAACCGTTCAGTTTTTTCCTATAGCCTAGAGCGCATTTACAAATCCTTTCAAAAATGCTTTAATAGCAGCTATTACTCCTTCTTGAGCTAGAATGTATCCGCAAACAATTCCCAAGAAAAATTTCAACGCAAACCCCAATCGTCTAAACTCATCAGCTATTTTCCTACAAACGCCAATACGCGAGCGCTTGGCAAGTGGCTTTTTTGTCTTGGACGCTCCCAAGACGATAGAAGGTCTAGAGACGGAAAATAACATGTTGATTCTTTGTCAAGAAGTGTGATCGTTAGGGACGGTCCTTTAGATCCGTCCATTCCGTGCACGGACCAAGAACGTCCGAGAACGTCCAAGGCCCAGTTGATTATTACGACGGACTTCACGCCGCCTCTTTCTCGGCATCGAGGTTGGCGATCGAGTGATTAAAGCCTCGATGAAGCACTTCCATCTCGAGCTTGAACAGTTCGGGGTGCGTGTCTTCGATCTGGATCAGCATCCGCTTGACCGTGGCCTTCAGGTACCCAAGGGTGAGGTGTCCGGCTCGCTCGTCGATGATCTGGTCACGCTGGTAACCCGGCTCACGGCCTAGGGTGTCTTCGAGCTTGCTGGAGTACAGCGCGGCCGAGGTCTCGAGGGCTTCGATGGCGGCTTCGACCTTGGCGTTGTAGGCGTTGTAGACGGTGAACTTGCTCATTTCCTGCTCCTTGTTGGTGTCGGGGAAGCCCCGACACCTCATTATATACCATCTAGACTTAAAAGCCAAACTCTTCGTACAGCGAACTCAACATGGACTGGATGAAATCATCATACATGTCCTGGACTCTTTGCTCGATAGCCTGCTCGGCCAGCTCATTCAGTTCCAGGTTGATCACATCCAGCTCTTCAGCTTGACGGTCGATTTCGTGGAAGAAACGATCTTGATCCATTTTGCTGCTCCTTGTTGTCGTGGGGAAAGCCCCCACACCTCATTATCACCTATCCAGCGCTTTTAGTCAACTAATTCTACGTCATCAGAATACACCAGAACGTACGATACTGAGCCCTTCCTCCAGCGCATGTTCAGAGGCTCATCCAAGGCCACGGTGTGTTGGACGGCGCCTCCGTACTTGCAGCGGCTGGACTCGATCACCCCACTGACACGGTGTCCGTGGTAGGTAGCTTGGACTCGCTTGCCAACGATGCTGAGGTCTGCTGCGTTCATCTTGCTCTCCTGGTTGGTGTCAGGAAATTTCCTGACACCTCATTATCACCTATTCTACCAAAAAGGTCAACGCATATTTATCGTCAGAATGCCTTCTCCGAGCTGCTCGATGACCTTGTCAGCCAGCCCGACTTGGCGCTGGAAGGCTTCGAGCTCCCAGGGTCTGGCGTAGTACGAGGCCTTGACAGGGCTATCCATCCAGAAATCAACGTATTCGGACTTGACGAACTCCGAGCGCAGGCGGCCTTGTTTGTACTGTTCGGCGTGAACCAACTCATGGCACAGTGCCTCCAGGACTCCACGTCCGTTGTTGATGTGATCGACGATGGCCAGCTCTTGTCTGCTGGCGTACCAGCCCTTGATGCGACCCTTGACTGATGCAATCCTGATCTGAAGATTCTCAGGCAAATCCAGCTCTTTCTTCAGAATCGGGAGTGCCTTGATCACGAGGTTGACTGCTCTCTCGCCATAAGGCAAGTGCTTTTTGTTATACTTGGACTGCATCGAGCGCCAGATGTTCTTGGCGACTTTGATGTCAGACGAGGTGATGTAGTGAGCTGCCATTTCAATCTCCTGAGGTGGTGGGGATCAACTACTTCCCCACCATTATGCACTATTTCAGGATTTCAGGCAACTACTTCTTCGTCTTCCTCTAGCTCATCATTTAGAGCTTCCTCGGCTGCATCCAGCTCATCATCCAGTTCCTCGGACAACTTCATGAACGACTGGCATGCAAAGTACAGCTCTTCAAATGCCCTCCGCTCACTGGACGACATGCTGTTGAGTAGTTCAGCTCCCTCCTCTTGCATGGCATCGATGATCTGCATCATGGCACCTAGCGTGTTCTCACACATGCAATAGGACATGTTTGGATAGCTGCTCATTTCCAATCTCCATCAGGTTAAGGTACATTCATTATACCGGAACTAGCACAACAGTGCAACTACGCCACATGCATCACAGCATCATCAATTCCATCGGAGAACTCCTGGGTGTACACTTCAATTATATCATTTTGCAAGAATCGAATCAACTCCTGTTTCGACATGGCCCGATTGGAGTATTCCATGAATCGGTTCTCAATTGCAGCGATGATGTGATCGGGTACATTGATTTTCACTTCCATGATTGCCTCTCTTTCAGGTTAAGGTACATCCATTGTACAGGAACAAAACAAAAAGTGCAACTACTTTGGAAAACAACGATTCCGCCTAAGCACGGACAATTCCGAGGGCGGGTTCCAACAACTGTTGATTTTTACTGCATTTGTCAGTATCATGTCCGGTTCTGCACTGGCTCTCTACTTCATACCTGTGTCTTACGACCTTATCACAGCACTTGACTTTTACTGCATTTGTCATTATAATCTCTTAGGAGCTGCGTCTGCCGAGGCTTTACGACGACTTATGTCTTTCTGAAGACTGTCTTGACTAGTCTATTTATACCAAACGGTTCTTGAGCATCCAGATAGCTCTGTTGAGCTGCTGATAGGCCAAGTCATCCGCATCCTCTATCATTATAGACACACCCTGCATTAAACGCAACAGGATGTCTCTATCAGTTTGCCCCTTTTCATTATAAGAATCAATGGTTTCACGGAGTTGACTTTCTGTTGCACCGTAGATCCGGACTTGTTGTTTCTCGGCGTTACTCATATCAGCATAGAGCATGTCGCACCTCATTATAAAGTACTTCGGCGAAAAAATCCAATAGAAAACAAGAATGGGGAGAACAAGGGAGATGAGGTTATTTCAGTGGCTTTAATGGGATAGTGTAGGGACACTAAAGAACTCGCGCTAACCCCCGTCTTCCCCGCCTATCACCCCTTTCCACAGCAAACCCCATTTTCCTGACTTTTTATGGTGATGAGATCATCTACGTATAGACACAGTTGAGTTCTTGAATCCATCCTTATCAATACCAATTTCCAGCACTTCTATCTTCATGGCCAATATATGTTTAGTGATTTGTTCTTTAAAATTATCTACTATTTCATCCAAATTATCCAACACTACTTGATTCATCTCATCCATTACGCTTTGTACATGTTCTACCTTGTTATACAGTTCCGGACAATCCAGCATCATATTTTCGGCCATATCTACCTCGGACATGAGCAATCCAATGGCATATTTTTCCAGACATTCCGAAATTGTGTAGATCGGATCTTTATATGTCGATTTCATGATGGATTCCTGGTTGATTTGTTAACGTAAGAACATGATACATGCTTTAGGAATTTAAATCAACTCTTCTTCGTCATATTCATCTTCCCATTCTTCGGCTGTATCTATAGTTGTGCTTGAAATTTTGATCAGCCCATTGGATGAACACGTATCGAACTCATGTTCCATATCTACGATGTTTCCTAGTTCATTCAGATTATCATACTCTCTTTTCGTAATATGATCCACTAAAATACATCCAATTGTTCCGGAATCTACGGAATATTCATTGCCAAATTGATCTCTATACACTCCATCACCGTACTTCGTATTATACATGGCAAACGGTCTTCCGTCTTTGAATTGGAATTCTCCACTCAAGCACTCGTTCCCGTTGATCGTGAGCTCACACACCTCATCCCAATCCTCATTGCTCAACACATAGCAAAGATCACCGATGTAGTACTTTCCAGCTTTCATGATCGTTCCTGTTGTTAACGTGAGAACATGATACACGGTTTAGGAATTTAAGTCAACTCTTTCTGGATCAAAGCGCTTCGGCAAATCCTTTGATGAATTGCTTGAGCGCCTCGATCACCCCTGGTTGGGCTATGATATACCCGAATATCATTCCCAGCAAGAACTTCATAGCGTGAATCGGATTTGCTTGACCGAATCGTATCGGAACGACCTCCATCCCTTTGCATCTAGATCATATACCGGACATACCTCAGGATTGGCTGCTTTCACACGATCGGTCTTCTTCTCGACATATTCTACCATGTCTTCCTTGAGAGTGCAATTCATTACCCGACTGCTTCCATCGGTCTTCTCAAACGTGACCTCAACAGGCCCGAACTTGAGCATAGACACCAGCCAGTCTTGAAATTCTTTGGTTTCAGTCACTTTTTCCACGTTCATTCCCATGTTTGTTTGAAGTACGTCCATTATAACCTCAAATTAGTGCGTGTACAACTCTTCCGTCGAAAACCACGCATTCTGCTGAAAAAACCGGCGTTCCGTCAACTTTGTTTGTGAACGTCGGACCCTTGTAAGGATTGTAGGATACCTGGGTGTAAAGTGCAACTGGAATTTCGTCTGTCAGATACCCGACAATTCCTGCATGAACGTTCTTGCGTTTTTCCCGGAGAACACGCTGGCGTCCGGCTTCTGATACTTTGAACGTTGCATTCTTGAGTTTGAGATAGGAAGCATGCTGAATGACTCTGCCTTTGTTTTCACCCTCGAGTGCCTTGACTGACCACACCTTCTTGTGAAGATTGAAGTAGACGAACACTTTCATGATGCTTCCTGGTTGATTTAAGATAGAAGAATTATAGATCAATAGGAATTAAAAAGCAACTTTCCGGCATATTGAAGCATTCTGCGGCGCTTGAATCCATGGTAGCCCTACTCTTCACGGCTGATACTCACACTGTCTAGAATTAGTAAGTATTTCTGTTTTTCCGCTGTAGCTACAACAGAGTGCTTCAATATGACGTCTTTGCTCCCGTCAGACGGTCATGTGCTGGGCTTAATTACTCTCTACCTATAAGAATCATATTGAAACACATTCTACGGAATCGAACCGTATACCACTGCTCCATACGGGGCAGGACTGTATCCATACTAGGCTTGGCCTTCGCCTTGAATGTGCTTCAATATAGTGACATGATAGCTCATATCACCAAGAAAGTCAACTATGCTGCTTGTCGACGTGAATTTGAAATACGCTGGTCAAGATCTTCTAGCAAAGCCGCTAGACGGCAACGATTACCCTTATCATCATAAGGATATTCGCCGAACTCGCTTTTGTAATAGTCACGGTAGATATCGCGAAGTTGAACAGCACTATATTTGCTTTCGAACCAGTTTTTCATGTAAGCTCCGAGAAAAATTAACGACATGGATATGATAAGGAGAATCTAGAAATAATGCAACTATCTAGGTTCTCCCCTGTTTCCACAATACTATCCGAGCTGGACCAAGGCCTTTGCATAGTAAATCGATGCATTGCCTTTGGACACACCCAGGGCTTCTTGGATAGCGTTCAGACATGCCGGCTTGTCATCTTTGCCGGTACGCTGGACGATTTCAACTGCCTGGGCGAGCTTGGTAACCTTTGGCTCTTTGGGAGCTTTAGGGGTCTTGGCTACTTTAACGGTCTCTTCACTTTGAGTCACTTGAGCATTGTTTTCGAACATTTTAAAAAACTCCTTGGCTTGTTTAGAATTACGATCAATAATGACCTGTCGACAGCAAAGCCCGTCACCTATAAATGAACGCATCTTGCCTTGAGCAAATAGCTCTTTGTCAAATGAATCGTCAGGTAAGGTGAAGCCTCTACTTGTCTTGGGTCTCTTCATACTACTTCATTTCGGCATAAAAAGCAACATATCCGTTGTTAATTCGGCTAAAGCCATTGTAAAAGCCCATATTCCTTAGACGTTTATATACCTCATGGGCAATGTCGGTGGCTGTAAAATACCGCACAGCATCAAAAATAACCATGCGGGCTTTAGGGTTATTACCCCTGATCTTGTTAGTCCAGGTCTTGACCGAAGGAATATCCTCTCGCTCGCGCAAAATAATATCTTTCTCCTTAACAACTTGCCAGATTACTTTACGGACTTGTTTGGTAGATGCAAACTTCATGCTAAACTCCTGGTTAAGGTACATCAATGATAACGCCTTGCTTGACCAATTGCAACTACTACCCTCTCATATTCTTCAATTTCGTCTAAAGAAGCATATTCAAGTGCTAACTTACCTTCTATGACTAGACCAATTCTATATATGTCCTCCTCCAAAAGCCAGGTATCAAATTTAGGATGTGGTGTAGTCATAAAAGTTTATTAGATAAGTGTATACTGTACGGGGAGATTGTTCAAATGCTTCTTTAGCTGTCAGCATATCAAATGCTTTATTCCTAGAATTCCACCACCCCTCAGATGCTTCCCTTCCCACTAATGCAATCACTAATGCTTCGCATCTGAGTTTGTAGTTATTATATTGTACATTATCCATCATGACACCAACATGTATTTGGCAAGCTCTCGCCAGTTATTATTACTAGACCTAATCTTGATTGTGTTGATGAGAGTTCTAAGCGACACCTCTCTTGCACGCTCTTTAAATTCTTCAATTAGGTTCATAGAATCTTCCTTCACATTAAAAGGCATATCAGGCATGAAATCTGCACTGACCAGAATAGTACGCATTCGTTCAATTTTTTGATCAGTAGTCATTGTAAGATCAACGCACATAGAACGAGTTTTTAGAGCTTGATCTAGCTTAGATGGGGAAAGATTAGAGATAAAAATTACCCCTCCGCTAAAATTAAACATACTAGGAAGACTATCATCTTTTGATGAAGTATGCCAGGAAATAATACGTTTGCTGTAACTATCTAATGCACCCTTGAGTATGTTGAGAGCATCTTGATCCTTTAGAATAGAGTCTGTATCGTCAAATACAATAACAGAATTCCTAAACTCATAGAGAGTCTTAAATAGACCTTTAGGAGTGCTATAGCCTTTGATGATAACGTAGGAGTTATCTTGAGGAATAGCAGCACCTTCGGCTACCATCTCCGTAATATTAACAAAGCCACTCTCACGAAGAGCTTTAATTACAGAATATGACTTACCCAGGCCGCCTTCGCCGGTAATAATCATTGAAGGAATCTTACGTGAAGCTACCATCTTGACAATGTCATTAACAAAGTCAAAACGCTTGTTAATAGAGAACTCGGCTACTGGGCTTGGCTCATCCTTAACAGGAGCTACATGAGCATCTTTGTATTCTGCTATCCTTCGCTCAACATAGTACTTTGATGATGACTTAACAATCAGATTGCCATTAAAAAAGCCATGGAACTTGTTTCCGATTTGCTTGACTTCAATCATATTTGCTCCTTAAGAGCCTTCATGTTAAAGGGAAAAAGGGAAAAATACAACTAAAATTACCTATCGGGAAGTATCTTCCCATAAATGTTTACTATGCTTGTCTTTGCGACGATAGGTCTTCTTAGGTGCCTCTTTACGGCCCTTGAATGGAAGTTCGTCATCGAACAAAGCTTTATGGAATCGTGACTTTCTACGCTGTTTAAGCATGTCAATCTCCGTCTTTACATACATATTAAATACGTTAAGGAAAAAAGCAACATGTTTAGAATTTATCTAACCAACAACCGCATCGTTATCTATGATAAGAGCGAGAAGGAATTTAGGCAACAGTATGGAACTATCTTTGAACAGGTAGGTATAGTTAAAGACTATGATAATATAGAGCCTGCAGCAAAAAAGCTACAAGTGCAATATAGAGCTGAAGACATAGTACACGATTATAAGAAGAAAAGAATTGGTGTGTTGACTATGCTCTCTCCTGAGAAGAAAGCCGAAGTTATTGAAGCTATAAGAGAAGGTAATAAGAGATATAAGCGCACCCCTGAGCATTGTAAGAATATAAGTCTGGCTAAAAAAGGAAGAGCATTTTTTGCTGGAAAAAAACATTCCCAGAAAACTAGAAGTATGATCTCTCAACGTCGCAAAGGCGTTCCAATAAACACCGGTAGAAAATGGTATCACAACCCTTCTACAGGAGAAGAACGATTAGTTCTTGAACCTATAGAAGGGTGGTATCCCGGTCGCTGTCCTGAACATAGAGCAAGAGTCACCTACGCTTTACTTGAAGGGAAGAGAGAGCACAAATTAAAACAACAGCTCAAGGAAACAGAAGATTACTAAATGCCTTTTCCCTTGTTGGGAATAACGCTTAAGTTTTCACCAGCTGATAGAACACAGTAGATATCTGGAGAAGGTTTTTCAACCAACGTCCAGGTTCTTTTTTCATGATTTACAAACAGAATTAAATGTCCTTTTTCCCGTTTGCCATTTTCTGTGTCCCCAATAATAAAAGGGATCTCTTCATATTGTTTAATAGCTTCGGCAAATTCTTTGAGTTTTACACATACAACGGGAACATTAACAATTTGACTGTACGCTACAATAGGAAGTGAGAGAGCGAGCACTGCTATAGACTTTTTCATAAAAGCTCCTAGTTAATCACCACTTTCCTGCATCTACTCCATATTCGTATATAGTAGAAAAGAACAAATATGCGAGCACTATTGTTATTATAAGCATAGACGACCAAAAAATCCTCTCTAAGAACTTTTGTCTTCTATTGGCTTGATCTCTAATCATCCTTTCACGCTTTTCACGTACTTCCCTTCTAATTTGATTGAATTGACTATAACCTTCCATTCCTAAATGCTGAAGCTCACCATAGATAAACATAAGACGGATTTCCTCTTCCATCTCTCTTAAGCGCATTTGTGCGGCAAAGATATCAAATGCTTCAGATGTTTCACTTTGTTTAAAGCCAATCTTCTTAAATAAACCAAGCTTTCTCTCTCCATAATCACCTTTGTTGTGATTAATAACCTCTTGCAATTGTCCAGCAGCGTCTGCCCATTTTGTAAGTTGGGAAAATACCCCTTCTATTTCTTGCCCAATAGCTACAGCGTTCTTAATTCCGTTAAAGGCAGCTGTAGCTGTGGCTAAAAGAGTTACTGGATCCATTAGTTAGCCAGAGGGTTATCCAAAGCTTTCTTTATCTTGTCATCAACCTCACGTCTAATAGTCCTTAATTCAGCTGAAGTTTCACGTTCTATTCTATTAACTCTCTCATTTACATTTTGAACAGTTGAATCAACTTGTTTCTGCATCTCTCTAACTTGAGAGTCCGAGCTTCTTCTAATTTCTTTTATTTCCCCGTCTAGTTGTTTGCGAATATCAGCTATGTCTTTTTCCACTTCTCTCTGAGCTACTTTACTAGATCTCTCTACATTTTCTAACACTACTTCTATTCTTCTGATGTCACCTTTAAGATTAGTATTGATGTCTCTTGTATAGCCTACAACCTTTTCGCTGTTCTCTTCTAGCTTAATAATTCTTGTTTCATATTCGCTAAAGTCTGGAGCAACATAATTAGCAATAGCTTTCTTCATGCCAATATAGTCTTTATAAGCTTCAAACACCCCATACATGCCGCCAATAACAGAAGACACTATACCTGCTGCTATCATGAGCTTGGCAGGTGTAAAGCTATATCCACCAATACTAATAACAGTATCTTTACTAGCATACTGTTTCATAGCTCCCTCTAGTTTATCTACTTGCTTATTAAGATCTTTATCTTCTGTACTGCTCATCTACCATCTCCTTATGGATTTTGTCTGAACGTTGATTGAGCTGTCTCAATGCTCGAGCATTATCTGAAATGGTCGCTTTTTTATAAATATCTTCAACTTTATAAAAAGGTACATCGGGTAATTTAGCTTGCTCATATGTGCTAAAACCAGGAGTTGTTCCCATTGAAGCTATTTGAGCGTTTTGTTTCTCTAACTCAGGATTTGATCGAGCATTCTGTGAAGCTATTCTACGAGCAGCCTCTACTCTTCTTTGCTCTTGTGATGATGTTTGCTTTTTCTCTGTTTTTTGTTCTCGTGGTTGTTGGTTCATTAGCCCTGAAGTATGTGGTGCTGTCTGTGTATGGTGTTGTTCAGTTTTTAACTCATCTCTTTGTATAACTTGATTAACATGAGGGTTGTCAGTTAGTTGAGGTTGTGTTAAAAGTTTAACAGGATCCTCATGTCCAATTGAAATAATAGTTTGCTGTGTGTGATTTCTTATAGTTGTTAAAGCTTCTGCTTTATAGTTTGGACATGTAGGAGAGGATTGAGGGTTAGCATTACATACATCATTAATCTGTTTCTTCCTAAAAGCTTCTGCATATCCTATACAACCAGAATTGTATAAAGGGTTTGCCGTACACTGCTGATTGAAAAATGCCTGTTGATATAATGGACAAGCGGAAGAAAAAAGGGGATTAGCTTTACATTGTTGATCTAGGTAAGCTGCTTGATATAAAGGGCATGCATCATTTGATAGAGGGTTTTCATTGCAGGTTTTATCAAATAATGCTTTAGCATACCCAGGGCAAGAAGAGTTGTAAAGTGAATTTATGGTACATCGTTGGTTAAAAAAAGCCTGTTGATATCCTGGACAACTAGCATTAGTTAAAGGGTTTAGCGTACACTGTCTTTGTAAATTAGCCTGCTCGTATCCTGGACAAGCTACACTATAGAATGGGCTTGAAGAGCATTGAAGATCAAAGTATGCTTTTTCATACCCTTCACATGTTGGAGAAGATAAAGGGTTTGTAGTACATAGATCTTGCGTATATCGCATACTTACATTTACATTTCTTACTTGCGGACCATAGTATCCAGCCCAATATCGATCATCTTTGCCTGTAAAGTTAATGCTTATTGTTCTTGCATAATCTAATGAGTATTGATTAGTAAAGCTTCTACTACCCCCTACCTGCTTCCAACCTTCAGTAGCATTTAAAGTAAACCCAAATGTATCTAAAGATTTATTATCTTTATCTAATAGTAATATAGAGCCTGCTAGATACCCTCTGCTAAAACCAGAATTATTATATTCATAAGAATAGTTATACCCATATAACTTTATTCCTGTTCCTTCTAAAGCTATCCTTTGCCCGGCTGTCTGCTGTGTGTAGCCAAACATAATAGTATTAGTTGTAGCATCGTATCCTGCTACATTACCTCCCCTATTTCCTCCAGGAGTTCCCGGTACGGTATTACTCCACTGGTTGGAGATAATATTAGGAGAGGTAAGGAGTTCTTGGGCGTTACAATAAAAGGAAAAGGATAGCCAGGAAGCCAAAACTAGCAGTAATTTTTTGCCAAAAGCTTTCATCTGAACTCTCTTTTAAAGATGCCGGTTTACGGCTTGGGTTATCATCCCAAATCTTTTTAGCTTCTTCACCTATTTTTCCATCAACTGGACACGGAGTACCAGCGTTCATCATAGCTTCAAAGACTCTCTCATCTTGACATAAAGTAGCTACAGCAGCTACTTTCATACCCATATCATATAAGTTCTTGGCTAGTTTTAATCGCTCACAATTCATATCGCGAACCATTGTACCACCCGAAATGCCAAGTATCTGAGTTTGTACAGCACCACTCACTCCTGTTGTGCATAAATCATTATTAAGCACATTAAATGAAGGAGAGATAGCAGTAGCTGGAGGAGATTTGACAGTTGTTTCGTTTATCGTAACAGACCTTGAATCAATAGTGCTTCTGCTAATTGAATCTGTTACAATCACATCACTTTGACTTAAAACTGATGAAGACATAACAAAAAGCAAAGAACCTACTAGCTTTTTGTACATGTTTACCTCGTAAGTAGCTTAATATTTATCACTTGACAGCTCTGTCAAGATATACCTTGTTTTCCTTCTTATAGTTAGTAATAAACCTATGGTAAAGGCCTTTTTCTCTACCATATGCTTCAATTTCCCAGGGTTGATCCCAATAATCTATTGAATCTTCAACTATTTGGCCTTGCCACCTACATGTTCTTACTCCATCTTTTAATTCCCCAGAAGCAAGCTGCTTCATATGAACACATTCATGGGCAAGATAAAGCAGGAAGTTCCTTAAACTACTTCCTTTTTTAATAACTATTTCAAACTCTCTTATTCCGTCTTCAAAACTTACATAATGACAATAAGCTTCTATACCTTTTTCTTCAAGCTTTTTCTTAATAAACACCTTTAAATATATTGATTCCTGTAGCTTTCTAGACATGATTCTATCGCAATAGTCTTGTATTGCGATAGTAACCATATTCTTGAATTTAGACGATCTATGACCAGAAACCTCTATAAGCATAGGCCCTCCAGGTGCCCTATATTTATAGCTCTATGAAAAATTATCAAATACGTTCTTATCGAATTTTTTGTTAGTTTTTCTTTCTACAGCAGAATCTATAATATCTTCCTGTGCTACTTGCTCTACATCATAAAGTTTCATTTTAGATCTATCTACACCTACAACGAACTTACGATGTACGGAAGGATCACTGTATCTGTTCTTAAGTTGCTTGACCATCATCTGTCCTAAGTCTTGTAGTTCTTCTGATGAGATTAATGCAAACATTAAGTCAGCAGTAGCCGGAAGACCAAAAGATTCTGATGTATCTTCAAGGCCAAGATCCGTATTAGTAAAGCCTGAACGAGTGGTTTGGGTGGCTGATACAATAGGAAGATTATACTCAACGGCAAGACCTCTAATTTCCTCAGCGATAGACTTCACATAGGTATAAGAGTTAACATTAGACCCATACTTCAATCTAGATGATATGCAGATATTAAGATAGTCAATGTAGATAATATCAGGCTTAAAGTTCTTTTTAAGATTAAGCTCATTAAGCAAATGCCTAAAGTGGTTAGCTCCTGCAGATGCAGTAGGATATTCCTTAATCACTAACTTGCCAGTTGTCTTTTCTTTAACTCTAGCAATCTTCTTTTCATATGCATCTTTTGGTAGAACCGTAAGCTCATCCACCTGTACGTTTAATAGATTAGCATCTATGCGCTCGGCTATCTTCTCTTCGGCCATCTCAAGCGTTATGTAAAGCACATTGTGTCCGGCAACAAGATTACTGGCTGCACAATGACACATGAATAAACTCTTACCCACTCCAGTTCCAGCTAGTGCAATGTTAAGAGTTTTGTTAGGTAAGCCACCTTTAGTGATGCGATTAAAGTAATCTAGATCAAAAGGTATACGCGTCTCTTTCTTATGATAGTACTCAAAACGGTGCTCAAAATCCTCTAGAAAGTCATGTCCGATATGTGAATCGAAAGATACTGCTAAAGCGTCAGAAAGTAGAGTAGGAATATTACCTTTATCTAATTTATTATCCTTGCCATCTAGAATAAGAATAGAAGACATGATAGCATTGTAGATAGCCTTATCTTGACAGAACTTCTCCGTTTGATCTAGTAGCCATTGCTTATCAACACTCACATCTCCAAGCCTACTCAAGCTCTCTTTAAGCTCTTTATATTCGTCCTCACTAATACCGGTAATATTATCTACCTCTATACTAAGAGCTGGTATAGTAGGACAATTGTTATACTTTTTAACAAAACCAATAATAAGCTTGAATAGTGACTTATCTAGTTTTGAAGTAAAGTATTCTTCTTTAAGAAAGGGAATAGTCTTTCTTAGGTAGTCTTCGTCAAAGACTAACTTAGATAAAATCTGCTTTTCAATCATTAAGATAGGCTAGATGCTAGTTGAATACCAGTAGTGGCTCGAATGTAGTTGTCCAAAAGCTCAGGACGCGTTTCTGCACCAAATAAGATATGTTCATTCTTAAAAGTAAATTCAGACGCATCATCAATGCCAATGCACACAGGCGCAAAACCCATACCCTTTTGAGTGATAGCAAGCTGTACGGGTTTAGAGAGAGTAATACTATTATCTTTCATGTCGGTAAGCTTACCAATAATTTCTTCACCAGTAATAAGCTTAATAGTTACAACATCATTAATCTTTACCTTCAATTTTTTTTCCTTGTCGTGCGATATGTGTTAAATTAGTAATAATAACGCTATTATCTTTTGTGAGCTCGAAGTCTAGAATATCTCCAACCAACCATCCCATATTATCCATAAGCTCTTGAGGAATTTCAATAATAGCATCACCATTCTCTGTTATTTCAAGAACTTTAGTGGTGTAGGATTTATCAGTCATTTAAAATTCTTTGCTTTCTCGAGATGCTCGGTATTAATTAATACTACTTTACCAGGGAAGAGCTTTTCTAATTCTTTTAAAATAATTTCCCAATTAGTGCCCTGTAAAATAAACTCTCTAGTGCGCATATTATACAAGTACATGTTTGCTTCAATAAATTCAATATCAATAAGAACTTTGTCATCTTCTTCCTCACCTTCATCTTCAAAAAACATATTAAGAGCTTTAAGAATAAAGTACTGAGTAACTAACCCGGAGATTATTCCGCTTATAATACCAATAAAAATAATTTCATTCATAGTCGGCAACGGATGTGAAAAAAGCTTTTTTCACATGCTCATCGTCCCAAGTTTTAATGTAATCGTTGTCTTTTCTGCACAACGCTAGTGCATCTTCTTCAGAAATCACAGTATGTGAATAGATAGTCTCATCTAAATGTTTTTGAGAGAACTCTTTAGCTTGATTGCAAACTACTGTATCCAAAGCCCATTCAGGAGGGTTATTATCCTGAACTTCTACAAGATACTTAATTTTAAACAAGCTAACACATTCAACCAATACCCAAGCCATATAAACCTCACTTACATTTATTAATTAGATCTAAGACCTCTTCACTGGGAGTATAGTTCAACATAAGAGCATAATCAAGTATGTCGTACTGATACGTTAAGAGCAAAGAAGACAGATATTGTTGTCCGTTCTCATCTAGATTTTCATAAAAGATATTAAAACTATCACTCCCTAGAGATAATGCATACTTAAGATTTTGAAAATCTTTTTTAGGAAGCGAAGTTATGAATTTCATATGAGAGCATCCTCCATATTTTTTAATTGTTCTTTTTTATCTAGCCTTTCTTTTGTTTCAAAATAATTAATTTGATGAGGTTCTAGTTTAGTAAACGGCCACATAGGCCATTCAGAATAATAGATCTTATTATTCTTCTTGAACTTCTTGAAGACTTGCTTGCTCATCTCCGTTACCACTTCCTTCTCCGACAGGGGCGTTTGACTTTCCATAACTAAACTCCGTTTTAGCTGCTTGTTCAAGTTGAGACATTACATCTTCGGTAAAGTATTTGGTAGGATTATTATTTATTTCCTTACCAAATACTTTAGACCCATTTGGAAGCTCGTAACGAGTACTAACCTTCTTAATGATATTATACTTTTCTGCTAGTTCTAGCAAGCCGTAATATCGGTCGAGACCTTTGTCGTAAGTAAGAAGCACTTCGACAACTTGATTTTCTTTTGAAAGTCTTGACTTGTACATTTTGACTTTGATGATGTTTCCGATAACATCTGTACCATCTTTTTCTTTTCGCTTGGAGAGCATAGCAATAGTGCTCGCTGCGTACTTGAGACCTGTTCCACCACCTAGCTCCTTTGTGGGTACATAAGACCCTACCATATCATAAACGTGATTAGTTACTAGCATAGGCACCTTTACCTTAGCTAGCTTCAGTGTAATGACCCTGAACGCAGCCTTGATTAGCTGGGCCTTGGTCATATCTCTTGTATCTTTACCTTCTAAACTATCTTCCATTTCCTTACTTGTAGAAAGAAGGCCAAGACTATCTAAAACAAACATCATAGGAGGACGCTTATCAGCTGGTTGCTTTTCATAAGCATCAATCATTTTGAGCGCATGCGTCTTAAACTTCTGAATCGTATCTGGTTCTGAAATAATAACTCTATTAGTGTCTATACCACGCTCTTCCATCATTCCCTTGGTGACCGCGGCCTCTGTATCGTAATAGACGACCCCTCCTTGTGGATTTTTTTCGAGGAATGCTCGTACGACACCAAGGACGAAATAAGTTTTACCAGTAGCGGACTCTCCTGCAAAAGCAGTAATTTTGTTATCAGGTACGCCGCCATAGAGGCTACCCGAGAGAACAGCGTTGAGAATAAAGCTGCCAGTATCAATAAAACCGCTAAACTCAGCGCTACCGGCACCGTCAGCGGCAATAGAAGTATCCTCATCTTTGATTTCCTCAACTAAATCTCTAAAAAAATTATTCATTAAATTTCCTTTATGGGCAATTATTGTATTCTGTTTCGTAAAGGCAATCAACTTCCTGTCTGGTAGGTGCGTATATACCTTCATGTTGAACGCTTATGCTGGCGGCAGCATTGGCAAAATTTATGGCTTTAAATATATCTTTCGTTTCAAGGTACTTAACGGTTAGTGCGGCCAAAAATGTGTCTCCAGCCCCGCACACATCAGCTACATCTACTGACTTACTTAAACTGAAAGTCATATTTTTAAATTTTGCACCTTTGCTTCCTTGAGTAACGATTAGATTACTACAGTATGAAATAAGCTGGCTATGTTCTGTTTCGTTAATTTTAACAAACACATTAGGCTTATCCATTAGCATTAAATCTTTTATTTTTGTATCAATAAAAATAGGTTTATTCTTGGCAATCTTAATAATATCTAAAATAACTTGCAGATCTACAAACCCCTTGTTGTAGTCAGATATCACTATAGCATCATAGTTACTGAGCTGTAATTTACTAGAATTACATCTAGGAGAAATAAAGTCTTCATCCACTCTTAGAACTTGTTGACCGCTTCGAGTGTCAACATACCTGGTCTTTATGCAAGGCTTACCTCCAGTTCTAATACTAACATCAGCACCAAGCTTTTTTAAATTATCTTTTACATTAAAAGCCATGCCTCTAGTAATTTTAATCTCTTTGCTTTGCTTAAGGATAGGAACTGGAGCTTCTGGATTTAATCTATCACAAGTGCCATAGATGTATTGATCAATACAACTATCACCTATTAATAAGACGTTCAATTTTTTCTGTTGTTGAGAACTCTTTGATTCTTTCATAAAAGACAATTTCCTTACAAAATTCAGAACCAATAATATTTTTACCTTTATAGTCACTTCCCTTAATCATTACATCAGGTTGAATTCTCTTTATTTTAGAGATTAGATCAAGATCGGAGTCAAATATCTCAACACAATCCACATATCTAAGAGAGCTTAAAAGAGAAGCTCTTTCTAGTTCATTATTAAAAGGTCTATCACTTCCCTTTAGCTCTTTCACCCTTCTATCGCTATCAATTAAGACGTATACAAATGAGTTAGGATAGGATCTTGCCTTACTTAAAAGAAATAGATGGCCTATGTGTAGTATATCAAAAGTGCCGTTTATCAATATCTTCATCTATATTGTACACCTCTTTTAGTTTAGTTGTATCTGCACATGTGTAGTATTGATATTGCTTTTTAAGATCGTCAGGCATATCAATAAACTTAAGCTGTTCTTTAGAGGCTCCAACTATACTAGCTACTTGAGTAAAGGATAAAGGCTTTCCTGTACCAACGTTCCAAATACCTGAAACATTTTTATTTAAAAAAGCCTTATGCACATTAATAACTGAATCTACATGAATGAAGTCTCTTTTTATTTTATCTGACCCTGTAAATAAAGTAATAGATTTTTTACGTTTAAACTCTTTAGCAAACTTATGAAAAGGACTGGCTTGCTTGCCTTTTACTTCTTCACCTGGACCATATACATTAAAGTATCTAAAAATTTGTACGTTTATCTTACTATAAAAAAACTTATTATCTAGATAATACCTTTCAAACAAATACTTAGACCATGCATAAGGGTTAAGAGGTGATACAGGGCTTGTCTCTTTAAACTCTTTATTATTGCCGTAGATGCTTGCAGAACTTGCAAATTGAAAGTTAATCCTATAACTATTACATTCGTTAAGTAAATTAATACTAAAATCTAGATTATTCTTAAGAATTAACTCAACATTCTTTTCTAATGTATCACTTATAGCGCCTAGATGAATAACAGTATCTACACCTTTAAGTGGAGGTAATACGCTTGAGTCTTTTTTATCAAATGTAATAATTTCGTAATCATCTTTAAGCTTATTGACCATGTTCTGACCAATAAAGCCTAGATGTCCAGTTATTAATATCTTTTTCATTCTTGAACTAGTTTATCAATTTTTTTTCTAAATTCTTCAATCTTTTTTACGCGATTGGGCCATAGAATGTATTCCTTGTCTGGATCTTTAGCAAGATTATTAAGCAAGGGAATAATCATCTTATAAAGTTTATTTAATTTTTCTTTATAAGTTTTTTCTAACTGATCAATTTCATCAGCTTTCTTCTCTACCTCTTCTAAGAGTTGCTTTTCAATAACTTTGAGCTCGGCTTCACTAACAGCTGAAAATCCAAAGTCCATATCTTCTTCTAATTGTAGTGATGGTTTCATAGGAAAAAGTCCTCTAATGTACTTCTCTTTTCTGTCTCCCAGCCTATTACATCTAATATAGTACGAAGCGGTTCTAGAAATGATTTTTCAAATTGCATATCATAATCTATAAGAGAGTTTAGGTTAAGCTCGGGAGGCAACTTACCCGGAGTACTAATAACATGCTCATTTAAGAAGTTAGGAGTTTTAAGATAACTAAACTTAACCTTCTCACCCTTCCTAACTTTCTCATACTTATCTCCAAGCTTATGCTTATCAATAAGACTATTATAAATGATAGCACCCTTTACATGAATAGGTGTACCCTTCTTATAGATGTTAATAGAGCTACTTCTTTCTTCCCACTTATCTAATTCTGAGCACCCTCGAGGAAAGGCAACCTCTTCAAACGGAAGTCCCTTAAATCTCTCTCTTTCATTAGCAATAAATCTAATGAGAGTTTCTTCATCGGACGTCATAATAATATTCAGAGCTTTTTTGATACTATCTCTCACAACAGCTGGTGTTGAAGTCCTTACAGCTTCAATGCCCATGATCTTTAGCTTGGCTTCAGAGTATTGAACCCCTTCGTTATTATATACGTTAAGGATGTAGCGTTTCTTTGCCGTCCATATACCCTTGTCAGCAATAGCTTCACGCTTCATCTTCATTCGCTGACCGTACGCATTAACGTATTCAGCAAGCTCACCATAGCACTTATCAATAAAAGGTTCAAAGACCTCACCGCAGACTTTATCAAGATACTTTACCACTTGCTCGGTTGCTTTGCCGCTACAAGTATGCTCAACAAACTTATCAAGCTTGATGTACATGGAGTCTGTATCTACCGCAATTACATAGTCTTCATTGCCTGTCTTCAGAACCTTATTCAGATATTCGTTAATCTTATTTTCCATCCAACGAATAGATAGTTGTCCGGACTTAGTGATAGATTCAGCCAACCTTGCATCAAACCACCTAAAGTATCGATTACCTAATGCACCGTATACTGAATTAAGCTGAATCTTTTTTGCAAGCTGCATGTTATGACATCGAGCAATTTCTTTCTCAAGCTCATACGTCTTCTCTATCTCGTATTTCTTCTTTGCCTCGATCATTTGATTTTTATACTTGACTCGATCGTCATAAAGTCTTTGCATCATTCTAGGCAAGAAACCTAATCGATCTTTATCAAACATACAACCTGTAGCAGCAATGGTTATATTTTGCGCTTTCATCTCATTCATGATAGCAGGGTCCTTCAAAGCACCATTAATAATCTTATCAACCCCATCCTTAACATTGAGAGATGCAATAGTGCCAACAAACGTTTCTGGTGAAATATTGTACTGCATAATTAAGTGAGGGTATAGACTGTTAAGGTCAAAAGATACAACCCATTTATGCATACCAACAATAGGATCCTTTACGTATGCACCTTCAATAGGCTCATCCTTAACCCTTTCACCTGGATCGAATTGTGGTATGACAATATTGTTATCTAGAAGTTCATTATGAATGTAGATATCCCATGATCGAACTGATGTGAACGTATCTAGATAGTTAATCTTACCGTCATAAGCTAGTGCTAGTACTTGTTCGATGAACTTAAGCTTATCTTCTAATCTATCTACTAGTCTTACGTCTTGAATATTGTATTCAATAAACTTCTGAAAGTTATTTTTATAGAAGTCGTCAAGAGTTTCATGACCAAGAGCGTTATAATCTAACTTTCGTTCACCTAATACCACGTATGCAATGTAGTCTAACTTATAGCTTTCCTGCATAGTAAATGAAAACTTACGATACAGCTGCATATAGTCAAGAATAGTAACACCAACAATTTCAGGAATGTTGTATGTGCGTCCGGTGATTTCAACCTCTCTTGATGAGAGAATGCCCCAAGGTGATAAACGTTTAGCACTCTCAGGACCAATGATACGGGTGATTCGGTTAATAAGATAGGGCATGTCAAAGAATTCAACGTTCCATCCAGTTACAACATCAGGTAAGAACTGAGAGGAACGCCATACTTTAATAAACTTCTCTAATAGATCTTGCTCATCCTTGCACTTAAGATACGTAACATTCTCAGAATATTCCTCCGGTATCTTAAAGTCGCCGTATGCCATCACTACCATTCTACCCTTCTTACTAACAGTGATAGCGGTAACTTGTTTGTCGGCTAATGCAATGTCAGGAAACCCGCCAGATGAATCCGTTTCGATATCTAGAGATACTACTGACACTAGCGAAGGGTCGTAATCGATAACACCAGGGTAATGATCATGTATAAAAGCATACGTGAAGTTAGTAAGACCATAGATGTCTAGTCCATCAACACCTTTATGTCTTTTAATAAAGTCACGAGCTTCGTACACACTGTCAAATTCTATCTTATCGACAGGTTGCCCCTTGAGTGTTTTGTAGTCACTATTGCGTGTTCTTGATGTAACGAAAAGATATGGTTGGTAGGGTACAGTATACTGAACTCTTTCACCACCCTCATATCCTCGCAACAATATCTCGCTCTTGTGGAGATATACATTAGTATAAAATTTCATATCAAATTGTTTTATCAGTGTACTCTGCTTTATTCCAGCCTAATAGATAATTAGCTTTCCAGTTATTTTGTTCAAAGCCTCTCAGTTGACACCAATCATCTCTAAGATCACATATACGTTTGGCGGCATCAACCCAATCAATATTATAGATTTTTTCAGAGACATTTTCTAGATCAGCCATAAACATATCATAATTTAAGTTGTCGTACTCTATATGAATAACTTCAAAAGGAGCACCAGAATCATCTACAGCGTCTAAGGCTAAATCATATCCCCATTTTTGTCTTGTACTATTAATATAGCTAGCGAACGGAACATCTTTAGATAAGAGCGTGAGCTGTTCTGAAGCTGATTCACTGTAGCTGGCTCTTTGTAAAATAAGAGAATGATCGATTATTAGATTAGTGTCAGAAGTGTCTATAACTAGCCAATCCTTTTGCCAACAAACATGGTTTAAACAAGAGAGAAGAGGGTATCCCATTGCCTTATAAAACTTCTTCTCGGCAACATTTAGTTCAAACCCATCTTTATCATAATAATAGAAATCCGTAGGAGACAGATCTCCTACGGATTTTGTACAAACAGGGTTACTGTCTATAGTAGGATTGAGAGATCTTATCATAGAGGTGATTGTTCACCTCTATTTATTATTCCGATAGAAATTGCTTAGAGTTTTTTTCAGCTTTTTCTTTAACCTCAATCTTACGAGGCTTTTTATGCTCAGGAATAATTCTCTCAAGGAAGATTCTAAGCATGCCGTTAAGTAGCTCGGCATCTTGAACAACTACTTGGTCTTCTAAAGCAAACGTACGTGTGAACTTACGATCGGCAATACCCTTCCAAAGAAAATCAGTTTCTTTTTCTTCTGATTTAGAATTGCCTCTAACAATCATTTTATTATCAGTAAGCTCAATTTCAATATCTTGTTTACCAAAACCAGCCACAGCTAATTCAATAGCATAGGTGTTATCACCAGTCTTTCTGATATTATAGGGAGGGTAATTAGGAATATTTTTAGTAAGGTCATCGTGCATTTTGGCTAGACGATTAAACTGATCGTCAAAGCCTACAAAGAACTTCTCAACATCTTTAAAAGAACCGGGTAGTGAATTAAGATAAGTCATAGATTCTCCTTTTAAGCAAGTTAAATAGGCAGCCCCGAAGGCACTGCCTAATATTTATATCAAAATTAAGGTTTTGAGATAAAATTATTTAAAACTTGTGCTTTTTGAATAATGTCTAGCTCGTTAGGATATTCTGGAAATCCTGGGTGAGCTGGAAGAGATGAGCTGTTACTGTTCATTGCAAGAGTGATTTGTGAATTCCAATCACTAGAGATTTGCTCTCTTTTAGCAAAATAATCCTGCTCAAGCATTTCTTTTGCCATTCTCAAAAGTTCAAGTCTAATTTCAAACGGTGTTTTACTCATTTTACATCTCCTGTGTATGTGTGTATCCGAGAAATTTATATCCAGCCTTACCTCGGACTGCTGGTCCCATCCCGGGGAATTCTATTATATTTAATAACCTCTTTTACGGCCAATGTTGTACTTTGCAACTAGCTCCCAATCATCTTTTTCCTTATATGGTAAAATTTTGACTTGAGAAAGAGGTGCAACAGGCTCACTTGACCTACTAGGATTAACTAAATCTACTAATCCCCATTCACTTAGGAGATTAGCAATAGTGTTTCTTCTAGCAATATCGTCATCAGAATAATTAAATGGTTTACCGTCAAGAGCAAAAAGCTCTTTAAAATGAACGATATAATATCTATTTTGTTTATGAAGGATATGGCAGGATTGGTATAAGACTTTATCTTTACGAGAAGCTACTCCAATCCTAGTTAGCGTTTCTCTTACTTTTAAGAAATCGTCCTCAGCTGCAAGTTTCACTTCAATTAAAGTGTCTAAAACATTCATAACTTCACCTTTTTTATTATAGTTATGCAAAGTTATTTATAAGTTCCTTGATCTCCTTAATTTCGTTAGGTGATAGAATTCGAGCATATTCTTCTGCTATTCTTAGGTTTACCTTAAAGTATGTAGAGACAGCTTTAATATCATCGGACAAGTCTGATTTGACCCACTTACTAAATCTTTTTCCCGGTCTAATACCATTAAGTAGATATTCGTACTGCATTAAACCATCGAGATGCGGATTCATATTCATCTCATTAGCATATAGCAACGTATCAGGGAAATAGGAGAGCGCTTTGTTTATCAAGAACGAGCTATAGTCTTTCTCTGTAATAGATCCATCTTCGCATTCACGTATAAGATTCTTTTTAGTATTATTGATACTATTAACAAAATCAAATGGGTTCATTATTTAAACGAGCACTCTACCATAATTTCAGTTAAACAAGCCGCATTATTAATCTCATGATCTGCCACAAAAGCCGATTGATATTGATATTTACCTAAAATCAATACAAGTTGTGGTATGCTTGACGGAGCCATAACCTCCGACGCGATATCATACAAATCCCTATAGAGCGTGGCTGTATCAATATCGGCATTCTCTCCAATCCATTTACGCACATTACTAAAGCTTTTATTCTTCAAAAATCCTACTAACTCCTTAAGACTCTCTTCCTTAAGGTTGGTAAGAATACCAGCATCAATAGCGCCTGTAGCTGCGTAGCGCTGAAGTTCGTTAATAGTACGTCTAAAATCAGGAAAGTACTGTTTAACTACTTCAGCAAGAGCATTAGTATCAAATTTAATGCCTTGCATCTCTAAAATATTACCAGCCCGTTTAAAAAATGATGCGGCTAGTTGTGGGCGCTCTTCTTTTGGAAACTTAAACTCTACCACACTGCATCTTGATTGTAGCGGCTCGATAATTCTATTCTTAAAATTACAAGTTAGGATAAAACCGCAATTCTTAGAATACTCTTCCATGAAGTTGCGAAGAGCTGGTTGTGTAGAATTAGCATTTAAATAATCAGCCTCATCCAAAATAACATATTTGCGACCACCTGAGAAAGAAACAGCCGATGCAAATGTTTTAATTTCGTTCCTCAGAGTATCGATATTACCATTGAGACTACCGTTAATGATTATGTAATCACAACCAAGCTCATCCAACATAGCTCTAGCCACGGTAGTCTTCCCGGTCCCGGCGCGCCCAACTAACAATAAGTTAGGGATGTTCTTCTGATCAACAAACGTTTGAAATGTCTGTTTAAGTGCCTTTGGCAAAACGGTATGAGAAACTGTCTTGGGTCGGTATTTCTCGACCCAAAGAATATCTTGTCCGATCATTAATACCTCAGCTTGTGTAGGTAGAGCTACTCTCAGTAGCTACCCAATATTCAATATCCTTACCTTTAAAATGAGCAATGCCTCTAGAAGAAATACTCACATCATAATCATCTAGAATAATTTTCATATTATCGGCTAGAAACACCATACTAAAAGTAGCATTAGCATTAATATTATAGTCTGATTCTATCTGCACGCTAAATTTATCACTGGCAGAATTCTTGACATTAATAGCCTGTACATAGAGTTTGCCATCCTTGCCGGTTACAGCAATCTCAGGTAGACCTAAAACTGCCATAGCCTTTAGAACACTCTGCAACACGCTAGCTGTTAGCTTGAAGGTAATATCGATACTAGGAAGCGCAATATCCCTATTACTAGGCACTACAATGTTATCAGGGTTGGCAAACGTGTATTGAACGCTTTGTTTGCCATCCCCGATCAACAAAAACTTCTCATCAAGAGTGATTGTAGGATTATCAAATAGTGATAGCACGCTTAGAAACTTAGACAGTTCGTAGATAGCAAACGTGGCTGGAATCTGCTCCTTGATACTTGCCTTTGCCATAACAGTTTTATTTGGAGTCACAGTGCTTATAACACTGCCCTGTTTAAACTGTAATGATGGATTAAGCGTTGAAAAGTTCTTAAGTATTTGTAAAGTACGAGATTCAAATTTCATAATATATTTACTCTGTTATAGCGTATAGATTACCACCTTGATATAGATGCCATGTTATATTAAAGAATTTGAGCTTACGTCCAATCTCTTGCCCAAAGTCATTAATAAAATAGTTAAGATTATCCATACCAAACACATCACACTGAAAGGTTGTAAGCCAGTCACAATTAGCTAACCTCTTAGTTATAGCTTTTTTATATTCCATTGGAACTTCACTAAAAGCCCAAGTGCTTACCACAAGTACACTTCCACTAAGCTCTGGCAGCTGATCAATATGATTAAAGAAGTAGTTATTTTCTGTATCACTATTGTAGTGAGAGGCAATCTTATTGATAGGGTCAAAGTCAATATCGTAGTAGTTGCCTTTAAACCCCATTTGTCTGGCAAGTTTAATAAAGTCACCATACCCACCACCGATCTCAACAATGTTATCGTAGTCAGCTACTTTCTTATTAGTCATAGTCTGATACTTAACAATGTTATGAACACGAAGTGCACGCACAGGAGAGACATTGCTTACGAAAATCTTCTCATCATTATGCTGTACTTCAAAGCGCTTGACCATAGTGTCGTAGCTTAAAGTGGTATGGCCATCTCTTGGCTCTTCAAACAACTTAATCCAGGCATCTCTTTCCTCTCCGTAATTTTCAATTACGAGTCTGATAGCATCCTTAAAATAGTTAATAAGAACGCCATCAAACTCTTTAATTACTAAAGGCACTTTAGTGACGATCCAATTGCTTTTAAAAGTATTAAACTTCTCTTCACTATTAAACTCTTGAGAGAATAGTTCTGGTACTTTCTTCCAGTAATCAGGGTCGTCTTGTTGAGGATACTGGCTCATAAGTTCTTTTGAGCTATCGTCAGTAGGACCTTCAATAAAACTATATTTCATGCTATTTTTTCTTTTTAAGTTGGGATGAATCAGCGGTTGCAGTAGCACCGATAGTAGCAAGATCAACCAAACTACCGCCAAATATATAAGATCCGACATGTTGTAGCTTCATCCATGGACATAAAAAGTTACGACCGCCCATCTTCGTAACGTTGTAGCAGAACATGTAATCTTCTGATAGATAACGTTTACTTTGTGGATCAATAATGCAGTCAAAATAAGCATGAATCTCTCTTGAACCATCAAAATGCTCTGTACGAACATGATCAGGTTTGTAGCTAAGTTCAGGGTACGCTTGTTTATACATTTCAAACGTCTTACGCCGAACCATCATAAATCCTGTACCAATCTCTAACACTTCAACAGGAACGTTAAGGGGGATTTCTTTTTGTCCTGACTTAGGATTAAAAACATAATCACCAACATACTTCTCAAGTACCATGGCATCATCGTCAGCAGCGCCTTTGTCTACGGCAAGCTTGATCTTTTCCCATGAGATGCATTTCTTAGGATAAGGACCACCGAT